CTTTTAGTGTTTTTGCCATTGTGTTTCCTTTATGTTAGTCTTCTAAATCTTCTTCGAGCATGTGCTCTACGAAGTCGTTTACGTCTAAGTATTCCAGTTCTGTGTATTCTTCCAATTTATTCTCCTAATTGTTCATTTCAATCACTTGTTGTTCAGAAATTAAAGTTTAGCACTCAAACTTCAAAATTGCAAGTGTTTCTTTTAGAAAACTATTAGTTGTCAGTGACAACTAATTAATATAAGGGGCTTGACAAAATCCAATAATCATGTGATAATGAGCGTATCAGAACAATAATAGCAGGGGATGTATGAGTGGAGACGTGGATAATTCAGTAGGGGAGATAGTAAGGACTGGTGTTCAGAGTAAGAAGAACCCTATCACTGTGTTCAAGAGGGCTTTGAACAAGCACAGCAAGACAGCTATTGACTACTTAGCATCTGTGATGGAAGACCCAACAGCATCTAAGAAAGATCGACTGGAAGCTTCTAAAGAGTTATTAAAATTACATGCGGATATGTTGAAAGCTGAGTCTACTGAGAAAGCTCGTAACAAGGAATTTGCAGCCAAGCATCATGAGTTGCTTGTAAGTATTCAGCGTAATGGTGGGGTTATTGTAGACGATTCAGACGAGGATTCAGACGATTCTCCTCTACTTATGTTCGATCAGATCATGGACGTAGATGAGTAAATACAATGAAGTTAACTAGAACAATGTGTCGGTAGCTCCAATGGCAGAGCAGGGGATTCCAAATCTTCGTGTTGGTGGTTCGAGCCCATCCCGATATGCCAAACAATTGCTGGGTAGTGTAAAGGTTGCAGAGCACAACAGCATCAAAATATGGTGTGCAGCCACCGTGTAGGATTGAGGAGTTCCTTATAAACCTCTCTTAGATTTATATCACACGCTTTTATTTCTCGAAAGGGATTTATGTCCCGTAAGAAGGGGGCGCACCAGAGATGATATTTAGAGCACTAAGACGACGATTCTCCACTGATTTCTCCTGCCATGCCCTCCTCATGGTTCTCCTGTCAGTGTTTAGAGTCGTCCTTTTAGTGTTTTAGCAACAGTGTTTCGTCCCATATCTAGTTAGTAGATTAAGCTCTTATCGTGGAACACTATTGTATTCGCTATTCTCGAATAGCGAATGAGTTTGAGGTGAGAGGAAGAGACATGTCTTCCTGAGATAGCAGCAAGGTTAGTGTGGTGTGCTATCAGAATTTAAAGGAGTGAGATGAGTAAAAAAGAACGTAAAGTATTAGCCCCTGCTTCAGAAGCTCACAGGAAGTTTCTGAATTGCAAGTCTAATTTCGTGATATTCGGTGGTGGTAGACAGTCCTGTGCCTCCACATTAAAAACAACCCCTTAATTCGGTGGAACTCTCCTAAGAGACAATACCGAGCGAAGCCTAGAAATAGGAACGTGTAACGACTATTCCGAAAGGAAGTACACTCAAGTGAGTGGAAACAGGGGTCTTGCAACAGCAATGAAGATATAGTCTAATCTGAGAGGTGACTTTCAGCAGCTCTAATAAAGCGGAAAGGGTGTCACGAACCCTTTTGAATACTCCAGATGGCAGGTTCTGGTAAATCGCATCAAGCGTTAATGTTAATTCTAAAATACATTAACGACCCATATTTTAGAGGTGTTTTCATACGTGAGACTTCCACACAGCTTTCCCAAGCTGGTGGTTTGTTCATGGAAGCCCAAGATATGTGGAAAGATTACGGAGCAAAGTTTAAGACACATCCTCAAATGACTGCTACGTTTCCAAGTGGAGCACAAGTACAGTTTAAAGTGTGTCAAGCAGATAGGGACATTAACAACTTTGACGGTGGGCAGTTTTCACTGGTGTGCTTCGATGAAGCTCAATGGCACAGTGAAACTCAGATCAAATACTTAGAGTCTCGTATTCGTTCTAAGGCACAAGCCCCTCACCAACTTATTTGTACAGCTAATCCATCAAGAGTATCTTACCTTTATCAGTTTGTACAACCATATCTTGATATGGAAACGGGGATTCCTATTCCTGAATTGTCTGGTAAAGAAAGATACTACGCTACTTATGGCGGTGTAACGGTAACAGCGGATACTAAAGAAGAGTTGTTGGAAAAGTACGGAGATAAAGTACAAGCTCAAACTTATACTTATATTTCTGCTACGGTTAAAGATAACCCTATCATGAAAATCTTGAATCCAAACTATGTAGCTCGTTTGGAGAACTTGAAGAGGACTGAACGTGAACGTCTCTACTTAGGGTCATGGCACGCTAAAGAAGAGTCAAGGGGATTTTTTAAGAGAGATTGGTGTGAAGTCATTACAGAACTTCCAGACGACATTGTATCTACTGTACGCGGCATGGATATTGCTGGTAGCCTACCTTCTGAAGCTTACCCCGACCCAGATTGGACTGCATCTGTAATGATGTCTAAGACTAAATCTGGTTATTATATTATACATCATGGGGAGCGTTATAGGTCTTTAATAAACGGCGTGATGGAACACATTGCAGAGACAGATCGTAAAGATAAAGCAATGGGACATTCTCCTGCTGTATATCTGCCAGAGGACGTTGGTGTAGCAGCAAAAGCAGCAACTATGTTCTTTGTCAAAACACTCACAGAAATGGGTGTGGATGCAAAAATCGACAAATCTGGTGGAACTAAGAGTAAATTGCACAGGATGCAACCATTCTTGACATTAGCAGAAGCTGGGTTTGTTAAAATACTCGACGATGATAGTTGGGACACAGAACCTTTGTTATCAGAATTAGAAGATTTTGTTGACGGACGTAGACAGCAGAAGGATGATTATTGGGATGCAACAGGTACAGCATGTAAGGCGTTAATGCGTACACAAACACTTCCAACTTTCACTGTACCAACTCTAACACGCCCATCTCCAGTTCCAAGAATATAATTATACTACAGAAACATCTTGACAACAAGACACTTTTGTGGTATAATTACGACCATAAACATAATAAGCATTACAAGGAGCAATAAATATGCCAGAAGCGACCTCGCCTGATGGCGTTGCAACAGCTCTACAGCCTGACAGTGGTACAACTATACCACGTATCAAATTAGGAAGTCAAGGGTATTCTACCCTGCGAACATCAAACGGACGAATCTACGAAGAAGCTAACGCAGCATTTAGAATGCCAGCTCGTATCAAAGTTGTAGATGAGATGAGGTTATCACCCCCTGTTGCCATAGGAATGAATGCTATCAGAATGCTCATGAATCGTGCAGAAATGTATGTAGAGCCTTTTGATGACACCCCTAAACACAGAGAACGTGCAAAATTCTTACACTCTTGCTTGCATGATATGGAAGAAACATTTCAGCAAACAATGCAGAACACTTTCCCTGTTCTTGAGTATGGATTCCACGTATCTGAAAAAGTATATCGCAGACGCTTAAAAGTAAATGGTAGTAAATACAATGACGGACTCGTAGGGCTTAAATGTCTCGCAACTCGCCCTCAAGCTTCCATTGAAAAGTGGAACTTCTCAGAAGATGGTAGAGAGATTGTCAGTGTATCACAGTCTATTGCAAATTTGGAGCATAGTTACAGATTTCAAAACCTCACAGACCAGAACGGCTTAATTGTTATCCCTCGTGAGAAGTTTGTACTCTTCAATGTTGACCCTACTAACGGTAATCCTGAAGGTAATTCAGTTCTCAAAGCGGCATACTTAGCTTACAAGCAATTGACATTACTCACAGACAATATGATGATAGGTGTTGCCAAAGATACACAGGGACTTCCTGTGATTGGTATTCCTCCTCAGTATATGTCTGCAGATGCTAGTGACGATCAAAAAGCTGTCTATCAGATGTTCATGAAGATAGTTGATGACTTAGCAAGTGGTACTCAGCGTGGTATTGTTATGCCAAAGTCTTACGACATGGACTCCAAAGGTGAAATGTTCACTGTGGAATTACTAGAGTCTAAAGGTGGTAAGGCTTACAATGTGCTAGAGATTATCAAGACACTACAAGCTAACATTCTCTCAGTGCTTTCATGTGATGCTGTCAAGATGGGTAGTGACACGGCAGGGTCGTTGAGCTTAGAGGATGGGGATACAAATTTATTAGCGATGGCTGTCAGTTATCGTTTGATGGAGATTGCTAACGCTTTGAACAAGGACTTAGTTACTCAACTGTTCTCACTTAATGGTTGGGACTTGTCAGAAATGCCTCAGATTAAGTTTAAAGATGTCTCCAATGTATCTCAGGAAACTTTCAGTAAATTTATTCAGCGTGTGGCTTCGACAGGACTGTTAGAGCTTGATCGTGGTGTCATGAATCGTGTACGAGAAGTCGGCGGTTTTGATTTACTTCCACATGACCTACCAATTCAAGAAGATATGTTATCAACAACTATGGCTGGAAAAGCCTCTAGTGCATCAGAGGGTATGGCAGTTGGTGTTGGTAACACGATTGAGGGTGGAACATCTAAAGGTGGTGGGAAGAAGACTGACAATTCTGCGAAAAATAACGATAACAAGGGGTGATTTTGATTATAAACGGTGAATTACCAAAAGACGAAAAGTATCCTTTAAGCTGTTTATATTGGATACACACTCCAGAGATGACTGACCCTAAGACCCAAGGGTATATAGGTGTTAGCAGCGTAGGGTATAAAACTCGTTGGTCAGAACATAAAAGTAAAGCTAGAAAAGGTGGCAGCTTAGTTATTCATAATGCCATTAGAAAATATCCTGATATTAAAATAACTCAGTTATTTAAGGCGTCTCCTGAATTTTGTTCTATGGCAGAGAGTATGTACCGCCCTTCTCCGTGTATTGCATGGAATATTTCAATGGGTGGCTTGGTCTCTCCTATGCAAGGCAGAATTCACAATGAAGCTGTAAGAAAAACGCTCAGTGATAATGGCAAAAAACGTATGCAAGACCCTGCTATAAGAGAAGCTCTGAGTCTTGCTGTAAAGGGATTTAAACACTCTGATTCAGCAAAAGAAAAAATACGAATGTCATCAACTGGGAGACTTCACTCAGAAGAGTCAAAAGCTCTCATGAGTTTGCGACAAAAACAGTCCTATGTTGTTAAAGACTCTTGGTTAGTTCCTAGGTCAGACCCAAAAATGTGGGCAAAATCTCTACTTATATATGACTTCATGCAGACTAAGAGAAGGGTTGGCTGGAAGAGTACAGCACAACAATTCGATACAACTGAGAGTAAAGTCAAAACTATTTGCCAAAAGATTAAAGATGGTTGGAATCCTCATGAGGATATGGCATTTTTAAAATGGCTTTCAAATGCGGGAGAACAGAATGAGTCATGAACTTTTAAAATTAACAGGTTCGATTGTAAACTCACCTCAATTAATAACAGAAGATAGTTTTGCAGTAATCTTGGATTATCTTGCACTACGAAACTCTGGTGTTATTAATATGGGTATAGTTGCGAAAGCAGTAGAACCTAAGAAACCAGCTTCAATGGGTAAGATAGGCGAAATCCTAGTATCCGGCTCTCTGACATATAAGCCTGTGAATGCTCTTTGTGGTGAAGTAGGTACTAGCTACCAGCAACTTATTAACGACACTGAACAACTGATTTCTGAAGGAGTTAAAACTATTGTGTTTACACATAGTTCTTCGGGAGGGGAAGCTGCCCACTGTTTTAGTACAGCCAACAGGATTCGGGAATTAGCAGATCAAAATGATGTGAAGTTAATTACTTATATTGATGAGCTTGCTGCTTCAGCATCTTATGCACTTGCAGTAATTGCAGATGAAGTCATAAGCCACCCAAGTGCGAAATCAGGGTCGATTGGTTGCGTTTGCGCAGTAGTTGACAGAAGCAAGGCTTTAGCAGACGCTGGCATAAAACCAATTTATATTTCCAGTACACAAGGAAAAACTCCGTTCAAAGAGGATGGTTCATTTTCTAAAAAGTTTTTGGATAACCTTCAGACTGAAGTTACAGAACTTGGAAACCAATTTGCAGAACACGTTAGCAAATACTCAGGCATCCCTGTCGAAGATATCTTAGCACTTGACGCTCAAGTGTTCAATGCAACTAAAGCTAAAGAGACTGGCTTAGTAAATAAGATTATGAACCACCAAGAGTTTGCGGCTTACTTAGCTAAATTATAAGGACAAATATGTTGAACCATCTTAAAAAGTATTTTTCTACGCAAGTAGAGCAACCCACTGCGCAAGCAGACATTGAAAAGGAAGTCGTTAATATGACTACAGCAACAGAGCAGCCAATTGTGGCTGAGACCGCATCTACGGATGCTTCAGCAGACTTGGTAGCACAACTTGCGACCTCTACATCTGCTTTAACAGAACTGCAAGCATCCTTTGCAGAA